CGCCTCACGGCGGTCTGCTCGGAATCGCGTATTCCGATTGCGGGTTGGCACGGGTCCGCAGACCGGGGCCAAACAGGTGCCCGATTTCGCGCGTCTCACGACGAGGGCTAGTCGGGGCTTGAAACGAAAAGGCCCGCGCAATGGCGCGCCTCGAAATAGCTGCGACAGTAGTTAGCCCAGCCCGTCAGGGCATGAGCGGCGAGGATCAATCGCCGCCATTAGCCTTCACCGGACCCGTCAGGGACTTTGGGCGGTACCGCCCGCGTCCTTCACCGGTTGCCTCGCCCCGCTGCCTGTCGCACACAGGTGTCGCCACGCCTTGCTAGGCGCGCCGTAGGGACATTTCTTATGGCGCGTACCAGATGCTGAAATCGGTACGGCTGCCGTAGAGCTTGGTGTCGATCTGGTAATCAGAAACAGGCGCGCCGAGCGCATAGGCTTTCAGCGAGCCGGTCAGCGCGATGCGGACCTGTCGCATGACGCTGGACGCTTCAAGGCGCGTCTTGGCCCACACCCACACTTGGATGCGGGCGTTGTCGAGGTTGGGATCAGTGCATTCCAGCGGGTTGATGACATCGCCGCCGACCTGCTGGTACACGATGCACGGGAACGTCGGGTTGTCCGGGGGCGTATCGGGATACACGCGCCCGCCCGCAATCGACGCCAGCGCCGTCTTGATGCTGGCCTCAATCCCCACTTTCCTCTCCCGGCAATTCCGGCAGGCGCTGCTTGCCGCGCTCGATCATGGCCTGCACGGCGCGCTCTTTCGCCATGTCGTAGGCCGGCCGCAGGAAGGGCTTGGCCGAGATCCACTTCGGACTCGGCAGCTTTTCCTTCGTGGTGAACCACTCGCCGTTCGGCAGCTTGACGACCTTGTAAGGCTGCCAGTGCCCGAACTCGATCAGGTGCCCGTGCGGTGCCTTGCGGTGGTTCCAGCTCACCGAGTAGACCTGCCGCGACTCGTCCGACAGCGTGTCTTTGTAAGCGAGGTAAATCGCATCCTTCAACACACCGTCCTTGACCGGAGCCAGCAGTTTGGCCTCGTCGCGCAGGACTTCGCCGCCCGCCACGCACATGGAGCGGGCCAGACTGATGCGCTTCTCGCCGGCCAACTTGTCAAGCGCCTTTGTCCAGCCGGACAGGTCGAGTTGGGCCTTAACCGTCATTGCCGCCCACTTCCGCGATGATGTCCGTCCACTCCTTGCGGGCGTGGTCGTGGCGCACCTGCTTCACGTCGTAGTTCTGGCCGCCGTACACCACGCGCTTCGCCGCATCCACGTCCGTGCGATACCGGATACGGAAGCTGTAGGCGTTGATCTCCACACCATCCAGCGATGCCTTGATGGTGTTCAGGCCGTTTGCGCCGCGAATGTCAGCCCACACGCTCGCGAGATCCGTCCACGTCTGCACGGGCTGCCCCGCGCCGTCCGTGCCGCTGTCGCGCGCCTGGAGCGTGATGTAGGACCGCAGCGAACCCGCCTTCACACCCGCACCTTCCGGAACGGCGCGAGCAGGCGTCGCGCCGCGTCATTGGCAAACAGTTGCTCGCCCTGCGCCTCGCGGTTGGCGTACAGGTCGCCGATGTAGAGCAGGATCGCGGCCTTGATTGCCGCAGGCACCGCCGCCGCGTTGCCGTAGCCGGCCGTGAACCGCACCGTGACCGCGCCGGGACGCGTGGTGTCGTAGTCCGGCCATGCGTCCACAGGCACGATCTGTTGCCCGCTGGCGATGTAGCCGGCCGGGTCCATCGTCTGCTGCACACCGTCCGGGTCGTAATACTTCACGCTGGTGACGCTCTGGAGCGTCGGCAGCGGCACATCGATGGCATCCCAGCAGCCTCGGCTGTACGGGAAGCGGTCGAACGTGTAATCCCATTCCTGCGTCACGAGGCAGCGCCCCAGCACGCCCTCCGCGCCGTCCACATGGGCGACGGCCGCGTCGAGGTACATCTGGATCGCCGCGTCCTCGTCGGTGCCGGTGACGCGCAGATGCGCCTTGGCCTCGGTCAGCGAGACGGGCGTCGCGACAGGCGCGGTGACGCGGGAAAGGATCATTTCTGCTTCTTGGCCTTCGGAGCGGGCTTCTCGCCCTCCTCCACCCACGGCTCGGCCAAGCCGGCCTCGATCAGCCGCGCCTCATGGGCCGCGTCCGATTCGTATTTCTCGCCCGCCACGACCGAGAAGTCGTCGCCGGCCATTGCACACAACATGCGAACTGCCATATGGCCTCCCAAAAAGCGGGGCCGAGCCGAAGCCCGACCCCGCCGAGGTCTTACGCCTGGATCAGGTACTTGATGGCTTCCGACAGCGTGACCTTGCCGTCGGTGCGCTTGAAGGCGCGGAAACCCACCTGGCCGGTGGCGGCGTACAGCTCGTTGAGACGCTGCACGGTGACGCCCTGACGGTCGGCGACGGTGTAGTACGACAGATCACCGAACACCACCGACTTGAGGCCCGTGGTCGCGGCCGGCATCGAGTTGGACACGATGACCGGACGACCCAGCAGCGTGTCCGGCTGGCCGGCCACAAGGCCCGGCTGCCAGAGGTACTGATTGGTCGTGTCCTTCAGCTTGCGGATCAGCTTGGCGGTGCCATCGGCCATCATCCACACCGCGTTCTTGCGGTACGGGCGATTCAGCGAGTGATACAGGTCGATCAGCTCGTCCGTGGTGATCGCCGCAGCGCCGGCAGCGGTCTTGCCCAGCGACGCGCCCGGCACGATGCCGGTCGGCTTGCTCGAACCGTCACCGTTGACGAACGCGGCTTCCTCAAGGATGCCGAACCGCTTGCCGAAATTGCGGGCCAGATAGCCCTGCATGTCGAACATCGAGTCCCGGAGCAGCTCGTCGGACACCTTGATGATCGTGGTGGCCTTGTAGTCGTTCAGGGTGACGCGGTTGAATGCCGCATCCGACTCGTTGAACGCCGCTTCTTCCGCAGTCCACGCGGCCGAACCGAGGGTCGATTCCACCGGGATGTGGTGCTGGGAAGCGGTCGAGATGACCGACACCCAATTGCGGACTTCGTTGATGTCCTGCAACGCTTCCAGCAGGGTCTTCTCGAACTCCTGCGGGACGACATAGCCGCCCTCGGAGTTGGTGCCGACCTGAAGGGCGTTATGGATGCGCGGATCGAGAATGCCGGCCGAACCACGGCGCAGCACGACATCGAGGGCTTCCTTGTATTCGGCGCTGTTGCGGAAGTCCTTGCGACCATCCGAGGCGACGGCAAGACGGGTGACGGCGTTGACCGCCTGGCCGACTTCCGCGTCGAGCTGGCCGAACTTCTCGGCGCGCTTGGCGAGGTTGCCGATCTCGGTCTGACGGGCTTCGTGTCGGCCGTACTCGGCCTGCTCATCGGCCGACAGATCGCGGCCTTCCTTCTCGGCGCGATTCAGCAGCGCGCGCATGGCTTCGATGCACTGGCCGCGTTCGGCCAGCAGCTTGTTGTCGATCATTTGGGGTTGTCTCAGTTGGACGCCCTTTCGGGCACAAAAAAACCGCCTTTCGGCGGCTTGGTTGATTGCCTCGGGCGTCCGCCGTTGGCGTTTAGCTGGGGCGTCCGCCCTTAGCTAATGGGGAACCGCTGGCGGGCAGCGATGCGGAACTCGGGGACAGCAGGCGGCTCCGGAGCAATAGGCTCCACGGGCGCGTTGCGAATCCACGGCTTCGCGGTGTTCTTGATGGCCTTTGCAGCGCCGGATTCGGCATCAGCGAAGCCATGCTCAATGGCGGCCTTCGCGCCAAACCACCACTCGGAATCCATCGCCTCGGCGATGTCGGCCTCCTCCATCTTCACGCGAGCCTTGTAGGTCGCGACGATGGATTCCTTGATCTGGTCGAGCAGCTCGGCCTTCTTCCGCATTTCGGCGGAATCGCCCACGGCAAGAGTCCACGGGTTATGGATCATCATGCGAGCGTTGGAGGCCATCTCGATGGTGTCGCCGGCCATCGCGATCACCGACGCAGCCGAGGCCGCCATGCCGTCCACCTTGACGGTGATTTGGGCCGGGTGCTGCTTGAGCAGGTTGTAGATCGCGAAGCCGTCGAACACGTCGCCGCCCGGCGAATTGATGCGGACGACGATCTGGTCGGCATCCGGCATCGCATCGAGTTGCGCCTTGACGGCCTTCGCGGACACCCCGCCCCACTCCTCCGGGCCGATGTCGTCGTAGATCAGGATCTCAGCCATTGGTCGATTGCGCCTTCTACGCCGAGGGTCTGGAGGTCATCCAGCATGTCGTGGGGGTTGGTGTCCGTGCCTTCGCACATGCGATGCAGGTAATCGCTGGCCCAACCATGGAAATTCGCGTCGTCCGTGCGCCGTTCGCGCTCGATCCGCAGCGCCTTGACGATGGCGGGCAGCTTGTTGCCGGCCTTCTGCGGCTTGTCTGCCGGCGCATTGCTGGCGGTCGGCGCAGCGGGTGCGGCCGGGACGTAGATTTCATCCAGCCCCGGCAGCGGGTCCATGTCCTCCAGGACGCGGACTTCGTTGCGGGCCATCCAGCCGGGGCCGTTGTTGCCGCCAATGGCGATCTGGTACGCCTCGTAGCGGCTCTTGATGTCGCCGCGCAGCAGGGCGTCCACGTTGAACTTGACGTAGTAGGTGCCGCGCTCCAGCGGCCCGAACAGGTCGCGGTTAGCGGAGTCCTCGATGCGCTTGAGCCACGGCAGGAGCGTGCGGGTGACGAACTCCAGCGACTGGTGCTCAATATTCGAGAACGTCGCGTTCTCCAGCTCGTTGAGCATGTGCAGCGGGATGCGGTAGATCCGCGCAACCTCTGCAATGGCGTTCTTGAGGCTGGCGATGTATTCCGCGTCCACCAGCGACATGCCGATGGTGTTGAACTTCGCGCCGGCTTCGAGGATCAGCGGCTTGTTGGCGTTGAGCCGGCCGCCGTGGTTTTCCTTGAAGTCGGTCTTGAAGTTCTGGAAGGCCGTTTCCGACCATTCCACCGGCACCTCGATGGTCGATCCCACCATCGCGCCGTTGGCGAACATGCGGTTGCCATGCTCGTTCAGCGTCATCGCGTAGCCGATGGCCTCGCGATGCACGCCGATGGGCGACAGGCCGGTCACGCCGTCCGTCCCGAACCCGCGCGTGTACCAGATCAGGTTCTTGGGGTAGACCTTTGCCGCGCCAGGTTCCTGGTAATCGAACACCAGCCGGCCCGCCGCGTCCCGGTCCAGCCGCATGTGCTGCGGACGGAGCGGCTGGATGTCGCGAATATCGCCGCGCCCGTTGATCGCCAGCGCGCTGTACGCATTGCCCCGCAGGCCAAGGCAGGCCATGCGGTATTCGATGGCCTCGAAGGCCGTCTGCTCGTCGTTCGGCGCGACGTGCAGCAGTTGATGGACAGGATGGTTGGTCGCGACTTCCTTGCCGCCATCGGGCAGCCGGCGATACACGCTCAACGGGAGCGACGCCACCGATTCAGCGAGGATCAGCACGCACGCATAGACGGCCGTGACCGCCAGCGCCGTCTCCGGCGTGACCGTTTGCCCGGAGATCGTCGGCGCGAACGCCGGCATCTGCCGCCACCACTCCGGCTCGCGCAAGGTCGCCGAATTGCGGGCGCGCTCGATGGCCGCTGCCATTTCTTCCCGAGTCGCTTTCACAGTGTCCGGATTCCTCGGGATTCGTAGGGATTGGTGGGCGCATCGCGTCCGACGCGCGCCGATCCAACGGCCATAGCCAAGGCCACCAGGCCGTCAATGCGGCCAGTGGACTTCTTCTTGGTGAACTTGCGGTTTTCCGCCGCGTCGATCTCTAGCGCCGCATTCGCCGCGCACATGTAGAGGACCGGATGGTTGCCGTGCCGCAATTCCTGCCGCAGCAACATCGTCTCCAACTCACGAAGTGCGGGAGACATGGACACCATGCCCTGCCCGAACTCCACGAACCGTTCCAGTTCCTTCTCGGTGAAGCCGGCCCGCACGAGGCAGGGCCGCAGAAATTTCATGTTGTAGCGGTCGAACGCGAGCGCCTGCACGTCATGGCGGTTGAACACGCCGCGCAGGTAGTGCGCCACGAAGTCGTAGCTGATCGACGCGCCCGGAGTCGCCTGGAGCTTCCCGTCGCGATGCCACACGTCGTAGGGCACGCGGTCCTGCCGCGCCTTCTCCATCAGCCCTTGCTCGGGCAGCCAGAAGGTCGGCTCCACGTCCCACTGGCCGCCCTGTTCCCCGACAAGCACCAAGGCGGTGAGGTCGGACACGCTGGACAGGTCGAGGCCGCCGAACACCTTTCGTCCCCGAAGATCGCGGGGCGGTTCGCCGTTTGATTCCCACGCCGACCGGCTCACGAACATGGCCGTGGGGTCGATGCGTTGATTCAGGATCAGGTTGCGATAGCCGGCCTCGGCGGAGGGCATCCGCTTTGCCGCATTCGCCTGGTCGAACACCTCGTCTCGATTCATGAAGACATCGAAGTGCGGGTTCGCCTGCCGGATCGCCTCCTCGCTGAAGGGGTCCAGCGCCTCGTCGGCGGTGTAAAGCACCACCTTCGTGCGCGGGTCGCCGCCTTTCAGCGCGTCGTCAATCAGCACCGACAATAGATCAGCGTCGGTCGGAGCTTGCGTCGAGATGATGATCGTCAGCGGCGACTCTTGGGCCGCCGAAGCCGTCTCCAGCGCCTCGTATAGCTCGCTACGCGGCCCGCGCGTCTGCCCCAGCTCGTCGTGCACCACGAACACGGGAGACAAGCCCATCGCCGTGGATGCGTCCGCAGAGAGCGCCCGGTACACCGTGCCGATCTCCGGGCACACCAGCGACTTGGCCGACTCCCGGATCTGCACATAGGTGGCGAGGTCCGGCGAGAACCGCACCACCTTGGCCGCCAGGTTGAATAGCACCGCCGCCTGGTCGCGCGACTGCGCCGCCGAGTAGAGCTGAGAGTTCTCCCGCGCCTCCGGCCCGACCAGATGCAGCAACAACAGGAACGCCGAGAGCGCCGTTTTGGCGTTCTTGCGCCCCATCGAGAGGATGAAGCGCCGGGTCGGCGTGTCGTAGATCGCGCAGATCCACTCGCGCTGCTGCGCCGTCAGCTTGACCGGCTGCCCGACCAGCTTGCCTTCGGGAATCCGGCAGTTGTCAGTAATCCACTGACAGTTGCGCTCGCCTCGGGTCAGGCGTCGAGCACGTCGTGGGTTTGCCACGGCTTCCTGCCATTCGCCTGCCTGCTGGCGGTGTCCGAGTTCTTCGCGTTGTAGCGGCTTTGCTGCGTCAGGCGCATGGAGCGGGCAAGCGTCGTGATCTCACCGGAGAGCGCGCCCTGAATCTTCCGCAGTTCCTTGTATTCGCCAAGCTTATTGGCGTCCGTCAGCACCGCGGACCCTACCTGTCGCACCAAATCTGCGATAAGCTCGGCTTGCACCGTGGCGCGGCAATACTGCGCCAGCAGCGGAATCGACCCGGCATCCCACCAATCCCCAGGCTTCGTGGCCGCAACACGCGACCACACCTCAGCCTCCTCCACCGACAAGTCAGCGGGCGGAGCGAGCAGACGGATCGGAAATGCCGTGACCGTTGCCAGCGCCGCCTCGGATTTTCGGCCGCGCTGTTTCATATTTGGTGCGAATCCCAGCCTAAAATTCTTGCGATTTAGCGAAGCAAAGG